CTCTTTGACATCTTTTTTGTCTTCCGGCTCCTTGAGATCCTTCTTATCCTCAGATTCCTTGACGTCCTTCTTCACATCCTCCTTTTGACCTTCCTTCTCGGCAGGCTCTTTGTCGTTGTCACTGGCATCTTCTGAGTCTTTTTCGTTGGTTTCGTCGGCATCTTTTGAATCATCGGATGATTTCTTCTCACTGGCAGCCAACTTCTTGATTGGTTCTTTCTTTGACTGGGCTGCTACCTTAGTGGGCTCTTTTTTAGTTTACTCGGGCGCCTTAGCCTCTTCTTTTTTAGCTTCTTCAGCATCTTCATCCATACCACTTTTAATAATACCTAGTTCTATAGCAATTTGTTTCAATCCATTTAAAAAACTACCTTCTTCACCAAAGAACGCACCAAATATGTTTTTTATTGATTCTATCAAACTACTAACCATTTCACTTAACATTTGTTTATTTTCTTCTGTAAAAATTCTGTCAAATAAACCTTTTACAAAATCAATAAAATTTGCAATTGCGTTTTGGAACTTTTTAATATTTTCTTCTGAAAAGAAATTCTTAAACATATCACTATTCAAAAATGCAATTAACAATCCAAGTCCAGCTGCCTTAAACAATGCACTAAAAATACTTCCCCCTGTTTTTGCTACACCTTTTAACAAACCACCTAAAAACCCACCAAGTTTTCCTAGTGTTGTTTTTAAAAATTTAAAGGTAGCACTATTTCCAATTGCAGCACCAAGCTCTCTTGCTCTATCTTTTATACTTTCTTTGCCTGCCCCAGAATCTGGGTCTGATGATGGTGGCGGTGATTCAGGCGGTTTAATGTTTGCATTTTTTTCAGAGCCCGCAATCTGATCTGGCGAAACAGACGTTTCTTCAGACGAAGTTTTGATTGCATTTTTTTCAAAGGCAGAAAGGAGTTTATCTTGCGAAACGGACATTTCTTTTCTTAATGCTCTGACCTCATCATCAGTTTGATCCATTTTTTTTGCTTCGGTGTATTTTTTATCTTGTTTTTCAATACGTCTATCATTTAAAACTTCTGGTAAAGAATTAGCAACAATCTGTTTTAATGTATCGTCCTCAACGCCCTGTTGCTCAATACGAGCTAATCTTAGGTTAGCTTGTTTGAGTTCATTAAGTACGCCTTTATTGAAATTTTCAGCCATAGTTTATTTTGCCTTCTCTTGTTTTTTTGCAAGTGCCTCTTTACCATAAAAGGCGGCAACGATTGCAGCAACAGATACAAAATAGACTGCGGCCATATCACCTAAAATTTTACCTGCTTGATCTAGTCCGGCCCATACAGCAATTACAACTGCGAAAGGATAAAGTAACATTCCTGCCAAAGCAAACCATGCCATGTTTCTTTGTGCATCTTGTTTCTTATCTTCATTTTCCATGTCACTACGCATATCTTCAAGTTCAATCATTCTTTCTTCCATTGCAATTTCATCGTCACTAACAGTACCATCACCATCTTTATCTAGATGGGCCCACTTAGAACCAGGCTCTAATTTTTTTTCAACCAACTTCTCTCTCCTATCTATTCTTAGCGGCAGCTGCCTCTTTTTCTAATCTTTCGTTTTCTTCTTTTATGTGTGTTTCCAAAAGACCAATGTAAATTTCTCTTTCCCACGGTATCATATCATCTAGTTCTGTTAAAGAATATTTATGATGTTGCATCATTGCAAAATTAGTTTTATAATAATTAGTTAGGCTTTCGTGGGCAAGCCCTATTCTAAAAAACTCTCCATACCCTCCAAAAGAATTTCACTGGTTACTCCTGTTTTCGGATTTGTTACCTCTACAACATGACGAAGTTTAGGCATAGTATCAAAGTAAGCAATAACAGAATTAAATTGTTCAGTATTTAAACTTTCAACAAATTCTGTAATCTCTTCAGTTTTCATATCAATTTTGTGGAACACCTCATCTCCACTATGAATTTCTTTAATACAAGTTTGAAGTAAATTAAATACTGAATCAATACTTTCTGTTGAAAACCCTTGTTCAGATGCAATAGATAGTGTAGGATATGTCATTACAAGTTTTATCTGGTCTGTTATTTGAATTTCGCTTTTATGATCTTCTGATATTTGTACTTCAACTTCATTAAGATCAATTTTTGTAAAAACTTGTGTAACTCCATCATCTGGACAAATCAAATTTAATTCTACAATGTCTCCAACTGATTTTCCTCTTATTTTTAAAAAGATATACTCAACATCAAAAGTAGGAAGATTAGTTGCATCAAGTCCTGTACAATTACTAATGACTGAAACCATTGAATCAGAAATTTGTTTTGTGTCTTCACTTTGTTGAGCCATTAAAAGTAATTTTTGTTCTTTAACTAGAAATGGTCTAAATTTTACTTCTTCACCAGACGATGGTAACACCAACGTATGTGTTGGTGCATTTAGTTTTGGTAATGCCATAATTATTCATCCTTTATAATTTTATAGTCTTCTCAATACACTTGGTATTTGTGCGGTTAGTCTACGAGTAGCAGCATTTCTAAATGAATCTACTATTCTAGTTCCTATAGATGTACTTGCTTCATCTTCAAGAGATTTCCAATATCTGTATGTCCAAGTAACACTAAGTTTTTGAATGTCACTAGCAGCTGCTTGACTTACTGCGAGGGGTGCAACTGTTTTTGGAAAACAATCAATTAATACACACCCGAAAGTTCTTTCGTCATTTTCATCTAATTGGTATATTTCAAGTCTACCAACATAATCTTGGTAGTATGATAATGCGAAACCATTACTTTCTGCACCAGCAGCCATTGCTGTCCATGCATCAAAGAAGCGTTTTTCTTTTAGATCAGATGACAGATAAAATGTTGAGTCAATGTCACCAAAACTTTGTGCTGTAACCACTTCTCTTTCCGGCCCATATAGATTAGTGTCTGGTGAAGAAACCAGATTGCGGCCAGGAATAGAAAATGATTCACAATTAAAGATAACATTTCTTAACGTACCGTCACCAGATAATTTATTTGTAACTGCCGTAAATGGATTGAACAGGTTTGCAGTATTTCCTGTTCCACGAACACCAGATGGGGGAATGATCATTATCTCAAAACGATTTGGTCTTGCATAACCACCATCTCTGCCTCGTCCTAAAAACTCATTTAGTGCAGTAAATGCAGCTCCCTTTAAAAAACTTTTGATACCAAATGCCATTAGATCATCTTCCTACTGTCTGAATAAACCTCTGAAGCAGAACCCTTCTTAAATCTCTGTACTGGTAGTAGTGCAGCAACCATAAATTCATCTGCATCTATTCTACGAAAGTCTGTCTTAACTCTACCAGCAAGGTATCTTTTAAGTGTGGGTTTAATAAGGTTTATGTTTTTAAGTCTACTGTAATCAACATCAAGTATAGTGCTTTCATCGAATTTGGTATTGTTACTGTAGTCAACTAATCTATCTAACAACTGAAGTCTTAACTTCATAGGAAGATAGTGAAGATTGATACCTAGAAATCCATCTGAATATGGTTCTAGTGGTAACACCAAAGGAAATGTATCATAGTATGGTAATGTCTTTTTAAATTTAGGGTCATAGAAAAACATATTCAATCTTCCATAGAAAGGACTTTTCTTACGTTTTCCATCTCTGATTAAATCTAATGCGCCTGGTTTACCAAATTCTCTGATCTTATCTTTGTACCAATCAGTACTTCTTGGTCTGCCCTGTGCAGCTTTCACTACACTCTGTATAAAATTACTCTGTGCCATAATACTATTTATACTTTATGTTCAGATGGTCTTCAGTCAGAATCTTAAATTCCATACCATTGTCAAGACAGAACTCATTTGCATATTTCCATTTTGCTTCATTAATTACCCATGTCTTGACCTCGTTCAACCATTTTTTAGTTTTACGTTTGGGTTCTTTGGTGGGTGGTTTGCATTGATACTTGGGTTTAACTTCAATGATAAACTTTTTGACTTTACCATCTGCCTGTTTAACCTTCATGTAAAAGTCAGGGAAGTAACGATGTACTCTACCATCCCACGGTGACACATATGGTATGATAACTTCTTCACTGCCCCACTCTAGGACAGCCTTAGTGTTATCACAATAGACCATGAGTTTACGTTCCCAAAGTGAACGATATGTCACTTTAGATGGGTTGCCCCTATACTTTTTGGGGTTAACAGGGATGTATTTACCACTATATGCCATATCTTATCTTATAAATAGTTTAAACTCTAGGAGTATTTATAAATGGCATTAGACCTCAATCTCGGCACAGTAATCAAAACAAACCTTGCAAGCAGATTTAAGAAATTTGTATCAACTGCTGGTCGTGGTGGTGCATTAAATATTCCAGATTTAAGTGATTTTGGAAAGATATCAGCAACACAACGTGGAGCTGGACAGTTTCAAAACTTTTCATTTCCTTTGGATGTTACAGCATCTTCTGGTGATGGTGGTAATCAGGGTCACTATATGATGTTCTTAGTTAATGAACAAGTTGGTGCAAGAATCAAGTATGGTGGTGGTGACATGGCTGGTCAAGCATTATCATTGAAAAAAACTGCTGCTAAGTCAGGCCTGTCACCAGAACAAGTTTCAACTCACATAAATTCAAGTCAGCCGAGTGGAAATCCAAATGAAGATAGGGCAAGAGAGCGTTCATCTGAAAAAAGGTCATCAATCATAAGTCAGAACTTAGGAAAAAAGAGTGTAGTAACAAGAGCGCCTGTAAGAAAATCTATTGCAGCAGTTTCCATGTTCATGCCTGCTCAGGTTGCAACTACATATGGTGCAAATTATACTGACACAGGTATGGGAATGTTTGTAGGTGATGCTCTTAATATCTATGATGAACTAAAAAGAAAAGGTATGCGAGAAGCTGATATAACAAAATCTCTACAGGGTGTTGTATCTGGTGTAGGAAATTTAGCAGAACTTGCTTTGACAAATACATTAGGAAGTGGTGTTGTGCCTGGATTGAGTGGTCTTAGAGAAGCAAGAGGTATAACAACAGGAGAAATTATATCAGAAAGAATGGAACTCGCATTTAAGGGAATTAACAAAAGGCAGTTTCAGTATACATTTAAGATGATACCAAAAAGTGCTGCAGAAGCAGATGAAATTAAAAGTATCATACATTTGTTTAAAAGAAATATGTTGCCTGAAATGACAGGTGGAGATGGGTCAGGCAGACGAATGACAATTCCAAACACTTTTAACATACAGTATATGTACAATGGTGCAGACAATAATTTTCTACATAAAATAGGAGAGTGTGTTCTTGAAAACTTTTCTGTTGCTTATGGTGGTGAAAAGTATGCAACATATAATCCTACAGCGAATGGTGCTCCTCCAGTAGAAACCACAATAACTCTTGCATTTAAAGAATTAGATTTGGTTACCAGAGCTGGTGTTGAAGCAGA